TGGGGGGGGGCATGACGCTATGAGTTGCGATTTACTCGATACAGAGCGTTTTGGGCATCACTACAAGGGTGATATTCGTGACGTGATTAACGAAGGATGGGATTTGATGATAGCCCACCCACCATGCACACATTTATCCGTCAGCGGTGCGCGTCACTTTGCTGCAAAACAGGCCAGCGGTGTGCAACAGGAAGCATTGGAATTCGTGCGTTTCTTAATGGGCGCAAATATTCCCATGATTGCCATTGAAAACCCTATCAGCATCATCAGCAGCAAAATTCGCAAGCCTGACCAGATTATCCAGCCTTGGCAGTTCGGTCACGGCGAAACAAAAGCAACGTGCCTATGGTTGAAAGGATTGCCGTTGCTGATGCCAACAAACATTGTTGACGGGCGTGAAGCGCGAATTCACAAAATGCCACCCAGCCCGACCAGGTGGAAAGAGCGAAGTCGAACATTCACCGGCATTGGTCAAGCTATGGCCGATCAATGGGGGCTTGCATGATTGACCGTCAAGAATACCCAACCCGGAAAATATTTATCAGCAGTGCTCACCATAAAGGCATTGCTTCAACCGTTCTGATGAACCTGCCTGTCGATGTGAATAAACCGCTTCTGATAACCATCAGCGAAGCACCGAAGCCACGGAATCTTTCACAGAATGCACTTCTATGGGCTGGTGCGCTGAAAGATATTTCAGAACAGGTTTATGTCAATGGCCACACGTTTTCCGCTGAAGTCTGGCACGAATACCTGAAGGAAAAATTCTTGCCAGATGAAACCAGTATGTCTGAAGAAAATCAGCATAAATACCTGAAGCAGGATTACAAAAAATATGTTGACCTTCCAGACGGTAGAAGGCGGCTTGTTGGCTCGACCACTGAATTGACCGTCAAGGGCTTCGCCCTGTACATGCAGGAAATTGAAGCGTGGGGCGCAACTGAACACGGCGTGATGTATCACGCTAACCCTAACCAGTACGAAGGAAATTAATGAACTATTACCAGCACCACATAGGCGACTTTGACAAGGCAACGCGGCATTTAACGCGCCTTGAACGGTCAATTTATCGTGACTTGATTGAACTTTATTACGACATTGAAAGGCCGTTGCCAAATGATTTGCCGTGGATTTGCAGAAAAATCATTGCAAATTCCAACGACGAAGCAACGTGTGTTGAACGGATGTTGAACGAGTTTTTTAACTTAGAGGCAAATGAAGGGGTGCATTCAAGGTGTGAAAATGAAATTTATAAATATCACAACTCCACAAGTCAAAAGGCTGCTGCTGGCCGGGCTTCGGCGCTTAAAAAATCGGAAAAACAGCAGCAAACGATTGACGCACGTTCAACAAACGTTGAACAGCTGTTGAACGGGTGTGCAACTAACCAAGAACCAATAACCAATAACCATAAACCAATAACCAATAAGAAGCAAAAGACAGTTACGCCTTCGGCTTCACTTTTTGTTTTTCCTGAAGGCTTCCCGGTTGATGAATGGGACGCTTTCGTTGAAATGCGCAAGGCGGCAAAAAAGGCCATGACTGACCATGCAAAAGAACAGTTAAGTAGTAGCCAAGAGGCGCAGAGCTTATTTCGCACTCGTGTACTGATTCCATTTCATCAGGCCGAGGTGGAAGCATGAAGCCAGTAATCATAGGCGAATGCCAACTGTATTTAGGTGACTGCATGGATATTCTGCCGACATTGCCTAGGGTTGATGCGGTTATTACAGACCCTCCGTATGGGATGAGCTTTCAAAGCAATCACCGCATAGAGAAGCACTTAAAGATTGCAAATGATGACACCGCAGACATTGCCTGCGCGGTGATTGATTGGGCTATAAAAAACACGGCGCACAGCGTTTATGCCTTCGGTCGTTGGGACAACATCAAGGACTATCCAAAGCCTAAGAGTCTGGTTACGTGGGTAAAGAACAATTGGAGCATGGGCGACCTATACCATGAACACGCCAGGCAAACAGAGGTCGCTTTTTTCTATGCTGGTGCAAATCACACATTTCCAGAAGGCAGGCCGACTGACGTAATTAGCTACGCAAGGACTAAAAACGAATTTCATCCAACTGAAAAGCCTGTCGGCTTGATGCTCCAGTTCATCAAGTGGACTGTCGGAACCATCCTAGACCCCTTCATGGGAAGCGGCACAACAGGCGTAGCAGCCGTACAGCTAGGCCGTAAATTCATAGGCATAGAAAGAGAGCCTAAATACTTTGACATAGCCTGCAAGCGTATTGATCAAGCCTATTCACAGGGACAGTTATTCGAGCCTGCAAAGATTGTTCAGGTACAGGAGACGCTGATATGAAACGCTCATACATCAAATCCAAGCCCCGCAAAACGTCTGCAATACGCATATCTGCGCGTAATCAGGATTGCACCCTTCGCTTCGACCAGATATGCAATTTCAACCCTGAAACAACGGTGCTATGCCATTCAAATCACGGCGTTGATGGTTTGGGTATGGGAATTAAATCGAGCGACCTACGCGCCTGTTTTGGCTGTTCTAGCTGCCATGACATTTTGGACTCTCGCGCACCAAGCTGGTTTAGCAAAGATCAGATAGATCACATATTTGAAAACGCAGTGTCAAAAACACACATCATCCTTAAACGGATGGGATTGATTGAGGATGATGCAAATGATTAACCCTTGGTTTCGGCTCTATTCGGAATTCGCCAATGACCCGAAAGTGCAAAGCATGGCAGAACACATGCAACGCAGATTAATAATGGTGTTCTGCTTACGTTCTTGTGACGTTCTTGTGACGTTGTGTGACGAAGATATAGCTTTTCAACTCAGAATTTCTGCTGAAGATTTGCAGGAAACAAAAGCGTTATTTATGAAAAAAGGCTTCGTTGGTGATGATTGGGAAGTATTGAACTGGGAAGCCCGGCAATTTGTATCTGACAGCAGTTCTCATAGGACAAAGCTTTACCGTGAACGTCAAAAGCTGAAGAAATTGAACGAAGGGAACGACATGGAAGCGTCACAAGAACGTCACAGTGACGCCCCAGATACAGATACAGATACAGATACAGATACAGATACAGATACAGATAAAAACAAGGCAAAGAAAAAATCAGCGCCTTCGGCTTTTGTCTTGCATGAACTAATTCCTGTTGAAGAATGGAATGCTTTTGTGGATATGCGGAAGGCGGCAAAAAAGAAGATGACTGACCATGCAAAAGAACTGATGGTTAAAAAGCTTTTGGGATTTGCTGGCGCTGGTTATGACGTGAAGGCGATTTTGAATGCTTCAATCATGGGTGGGTGGTCTGGTGTGTACGAACCGAAGGTGAAACCCGTGGTGGCTGGTTCTGTCGGTTCCAAGCTTGGTGTTCATGGTCAGGCAACAGCAGAGAACGCGAAAAGGTTTATTGAAAGTATGCAGGCTAACGGGGGTAATTCATGATTGAAAGCGATTTAAGCCGTTTTGCTTCAATCCTTACGGGTGTATCGGACTATTACGGGAAAACCCTTTCAGACGGTGTTTTGCGCCTTTACTGGGAAGGTTTGAAGCAATACGACATGCAAGCGGTTGAACAATCACTTTGGAAGCACACGCAAAACCCGGACAACGGGCAGTTCATGCCGAAGATTTCAGACGTGACCCGGATGATTCAGGGCACAACGTCAGATTCAGCATTGAACGCATGGGCGAAGGTTGACAAGGCAATCAGGCTGGTCGGCACATACCGTGATGTGATTTTCGATGATGCATTGATTCACCGGGTGATTTACGACATGGGCGGCTGGGTCGGTCTCGGTCAGAAACAAGAATCAGACTGGCCTTTCGTTGCGAAGGAATTTGAAAACCGTTATCGGGGCTACAAATCCCGCAATGAAATTCCTGAATATCAACCAATCATCAAAGGTCTGGCGAATATGCACAACGAACGGGGCGGCTTTCAAATGCAAGAGCCTGTTTTGATCGGAAATGCGGAAGCGGCAAATCGGGTCAGGCTTGGCGGCACAAATCAAACTCTGATTCAAATGCAATCCGTCAGCGATGCTCTGCCAGCAATCAACCCGCTGAAGCGTATCGCATGACCTGCACATGCCAGAACCCGTTTGACGGGCGCATAACAATGCCTGTTGGCCGTGATGGTGTGTGGCGCGAATGCTGCCAGTTGCGTCACCTGGCTGACATGCCACTTGCAAGCATCAGGGAAGAACAAAAGAAGCACAGTGACGACGACTGGTTGATTTTAAGGCCAAAGATTCAGGCAACACGGTTGAAACTGTTTAACGAAATTCACAAATTAAGGAAATGAAAATAATGAGTAACAAACAGAAAACGACTTTTACCGAATTTGATGTTTTGGCGATGATTCAAGAATCACCACGCAAGCACTTCAGTCGAAAGATGATTGCGAGTGAATTTGATTGCACGCATGTGACTGCTGGTAAATGGTTGCAGTCTCTCGCTGATTCTGGGCTGATTGATTCCTACATTGAATTCGGTGTGTGGAAATATTTTGCAATCGTTGAACAGGGCGAACCTGAAGATGATGCGCCGATTGTGCGGCCACGCTCAAACACATCAAGCCCTTTGAACCGGCAGAACTTCGGAATGGTATATGACAGGATTCGACGCGATGCGCCATTGATAACGCTTGGAACCGCGTTCGAAGTTTCACCGTACTGGGCTGCCTGATGTTGCAACAACGAACACGGAAATGCATTATCAAGGGCTGCACCAATCGTTTTACACGCAGGTCAATCACACACAAAGTCTGTAGCCCTAAGTGCGCGGCAACTCTGGCGCAGTCAATGCGGATTGAAAAGGAGAAAAAGGAAATTGCAGTTAGACGTGAACAGATCAAATCACGCAGTACGCATTTGATGGAATGTCAGACGGTGTTCAATCGGTTTATACGGTTGCGTGACGAAGCACTGCCATGCATAAGCTGCCAGAGGCACCACGCAGGCCAGTATCACGCCGGTCATTATTTGGCGGTTGGAATTCATCCTGAACTACGGTTCGATGAATTGAATGTGCATAAGCAATGCAGTGTTTGCAATAACCATTTATCCGGCAATAAGATTGAGTATCGAAAAAATCTGATTATCAAAATGGGGATTGAGGTAGTCGAATATTTGGAAGGTAAGCACGAAGCGAAGAAGTACACGATTGTTGAAATAGTGAATTTAAAACTGGTTTATAAATTAAAAATAAAGGAATTAAAAAATGATTGAAATTAACGATGACAACATCACTGAAATTTTTCCACCAATTAAGCGCGAGGCAATGACAAAGCAAGATTTTATTAATCATGCTCACGACGCTTGCAGCGGCCTAACTAAGGGCGGTGATGCACAAAAAACGATTGGTGATGTGAATAGTGATGAAAGGGGAAGTGGTGCCCGGTTCAATAATGGAAAGCCTGATTATTCTTTGATTCCAATGTTTACATTGGCTGATGAAGCGCGGGTGTGGGAATATGGTAAAAATAAATATGCTGCTTGGAACTGGGCGAAGGGTCAGAATTGGTCAATTCCCTACGCTTGCGCTTTGCGCCACCTGGCAGCGTGGCAGGCCGGTGAAGTCAATGACCCAGAATCAGGGTTGCCACATATCGCACACGCAATGTGTAACTTAAGAATGATTGCCTTGTTTAGTAAAACATACCCTGAAGGCGATGACAGGGCGGTCAGTTGGCTTCTGGAGGCGTTGCATGATTAGTCAGAGCGATATTTTAACAGGGGTGAGTTGGTGCCGCCGTTCAAAACGGTTTCAAGTTTCTTGCCTGGATGCTACCGGAAAGAGAAAATCGTTGGGTTATTTTGATGACTTGATGGAGGCTGCGTATGCTTACGCGGCTTACGCAAAAGAAAAACACGGTAAATTTTATAGGAAAGCATCAGCATGAATCAGACGAAAACACAGAGTTTCATTGAGGCGATGTTGAATACCTTTCTTGGGTATTTCATCAACCTTGCAGCGCAGCCGTTAATCTACGGCTTATTCGGCGTGACGTTCACCTTCAGTCAGAATATTTTGATAGGGCTGTGTTTCATGGTTATCAGCCTGATTCGAAGTTATGGAATTCGTCGGTGGTGCAATAAGTACCTCCATGAATTCGCTGTGTATCTCGCCGGTCTGATTGGTGAGAGAAAAAATAAGGTGTCGTAAATTCACACAAAGTTATAAATATTTTGTTTTTAAGTGAACACAACGTGTAGCTGCTGGTGCTAACGTACATCTAAATCTTAACGGGGGCAAACGCTGTGAAGCGCTGCTAATAATTATGGCGATTGGTGATAAGTACGTAGGTTCGGTCAGAACAAATAATTTAAAGGACGATTCCTTTAATCACAACACAGATGTTCTTGCGGCTGTGGCCCTGTCAGATGCTTTGTTCGGTTCTCTGATGTGGCGCTTCAAATACGCTGACGATAAAACAACCATCAATAAATTGCACCAGGTATTCATTCCGATTGTGGAAAAGCGTGCGCACGTTGACCGCTGGCCGTCAAATGTATTTTCAGACCGGATTGCATACACTGCGTTGATGTACTGGGCATTTCCAAACTGCCCAAGCTGCACCGGAACAGGAAAAGACCGGGAACATGAAGAGTTTGAGTGTGGTGTATGTCACGGAAGTGCAAAGCGTGAAATTAACGAAAACAGCGCAATCAACAAGTATGTGAAAGAAATGGTTCTTGAACTGGGTTACATGCTCGCTGAAGCAGAAGTGAATGCGCAGCGCAAAGTTGGTAGGTCAATCTAGGTTTAAATTTTAAAGGGGTGGTCATGGCGGCTTTTGCAAAGCTTTTGACATGGGTTTTTCTGTTGTTGCATTTGTTTGGTTGGATTGTTTGGCCGTGGTATTTTGTTCTGGCACCAATATTGATTTATGTGGCAATTTTCGTTATTCATGGGTCATTTATTGAAATCAGTGACTCTCGTAAGCGCAGAATTTAGGGGGGTATTATGATTTTTCAGAAAGTAGCTGACACACTGGACGAACTGCAAACCAAAGTCTCCATAATGGAACTTGAAAACATGCGACTTGTAAAGCGCAATGAGGAATTACAGGCCGACTTAACCATGTGCAATCTATATCGAAATGTTGATGCGTCACTTATCGCCAGGCTACGTACTGAAAATACAATGGTTCAAGATGCCTGAATTTTTGATTGAGATTTTAGAAGGTGACGGCTGGGTGTCATTTCTCGATAGGGGTTCAGAGGTGGTATGCCCAAATGAACCAGAGGCTGTTCGAATGCTGGCTGCACTTCACCAGCAAACGCTCGGCACCTATCGGGCGCTGCCAGTTGATGATTTTGATGTAGATTGACAAGATTGCCTATAGTCGTATAATGGTTGTTATAGGTAGTCGATTTATTGCATTTCCACGTAAGGCCGAATCTTCAAAGCTTAGACTTAAAAGACTGCCTTATCAATTTGTCGGAGCAATCCGGGTCAAGCCAACCAAGGCGCAACTTAGGAACACTCTGCACGTCCGAAGATTTTAACTTATGCGTTGTTGACCGAGTGGTAAGGTGTGCGCCTGTAACCCGCAAGTATGCTAGTTCATCGGTGGTTCAACTCCATTACAACGCACCAAATTCAATTGCACCGTAGCTCAATCGGTAGAGCTGGGAGTCAAATCCACGTATGCACGTTCGACCCGTGCCGGTACAGCCAAATTTTGCCATTAGTGCGCGGGACTGTAATTAGTTACCCGGATAGTGGCAATTTCCAACAAAGTGCAATCAGGCCGCAACGCTCACAACGTCGCGGCTTTTTTGCGTTTGCCGTCCGGTAGCTTAAGGTCAAAGCGTGGTTGATGCGTAAAGAAGCATTCAACCCACCATGTGAGTTCGAAACTCACCCGGACAACCTGCCCACGAACGCGGTGCAGTTAAACAAAGTGTGAAAGCCGCCATTTAGGGTAGAAGCCTTTCTTAAAATCCGTCTGTATAAACGCTTCAACAGACCTGCAACGCGGTAATGCAGACCTATTCAACAAACTTCAACTTGGCGGCAAATATGACTGTTTTATGCTGGGATAGTAAGACGCTTGCAGCCGATAAACGCGCAAACGATGGTCACTTGCACTTCACGACCACAAAGATTTTCAAGCATGGTGATTTACTAATTGGCTTCAGCGGCACAATTGCCCTTGGTCATGCAATGCGTGAATGGATTGCGAATGGCTGCAAGGTCGCAGACTTCCCGGCAAAGCAGTCAACAGAGGAATTTGCCGAAACTGTGGTGATACGTAAGCAGAAGCGCGGAAAGCCTGTAATCACAATATTTGAACAAGAACCCGTTCCATACCGTATTGAAAATGAATTCTACGCAAGCGGGTGCGGTCGAGACTTTGCGCTTGCTGCAATGTACCTGGGTAAGTCATCCAAAGAAGCCGTTGAAATCGCATGTCATTTTTCAAGGGCGTGCGGTAACGGTATAGACACCCTCAGTTTTTAAAATCAAAGAACAAACAAAGCGCTCTGACGTTGCTTGCAACACGTTGCGCTTTCCCTGCACGTCATTGAATTGTCAGTCAGGGTTTTATTTAATATGTTGCCGCCCACTGTTCCCATTCTTGTAAGGGTGAGCCTGTGGCGTGTGTAATTCAAAATAGTGCATATCAGATTAGTCTACAAACACCAAACGGAAACCCGTTTGATATGAGTGCATACATTGGTCAAAATCTTTACACATCCCCACTAACCCAAGATGAAATTCGGAAGGTGCTGGATGCTTTACGTGAAGGCAAAGCATGGGCAGATGATTTTACGCCAGACGATGTGTTTCTAAAAATGAACTCAGCAATCGCAATTTTAAAGGGGAAGATGGAATGAAATTAGTAACCGATCATTTTCAGCTAATGCAAGGTGACTGTTTGGAGTTAATGAATCAATTACCGGATGCCAGCGTTGATATGATCTTGTGCGATCTTCCCTATGGAACTACGGGTTGTAAATGGGATTCAGTTATTCCGTTCGCGCCGCTCTGGTCGGAATATTGTCGCATCGCCAAGTCGAGCGCGGCAATTGTGCTGACGGCATCGCAGCCGTTCACTAGCGCACTGGTTATGAGCAACCCCTTATGGTTCCGCTATCAATGGGTTTGGGATAAAAAAATTTCAAGCGGCATGTCATACGCTCGTTTTCAGCCGATGCGACAGCATGAAGATATTTTGGTCTTTTGCCGCCGGGGTAGCCGCGTTCCATATACCCCCCAAATGATAAAGCGCGAAAAACCAATCAAGGAAGGCGGGAAGAAGAAAAGCGAGAGCGCGCCTATCGCCAACTTTAATAGTATGGGCGGAAAAATCTATGACATGAAGAATCCGACTACTTTGCTTCAGTTCGACAAGGTGCGGCGCGGCTCAGTGCACCCGACACAGAAGCCAGTCGAACTTATGGAATATCTGATCCGCACTTATACCAGCGAAGGCGATGCCGTGCTGGACAACTGCATGGGCAGCGGCACAACAGGCGTCGCCTGTATGAACACAGGTCGCAAGTTCATAGGAATTGAAATGAACGCTGAATACTTTGAGATCGCCAAAAATCGCATTCATGAATCAATAAAGGACAAAACAAAATGAAACCATTCAACTTAGAAGCCGCCAAAGCTGGCGCACAGGTGATGACTCGCACACACAGGCCAGCTTGAACGCTGGCTTTCTCTTTTATGGAATTCAAAAATGAACGCTATTTATTACCGCGATGCAGTAATCCGGGCAACAAATGACCCTGACGGCTTGGTTATGGGTGCACTTGTAAAAATGTGGATGGACTACGACAAGGCTAAAGCCATATTGCAACACAAAGGCAATGACTCATGGAAATCGCTAACTGACGCTGTGGCTCAGTGCGAATTTACCGGGTAAGCACAAACACACATCAATTCGGCATGAGTGCCAAAACATAAGGGGCGACGATTCGCCAAGGGTTCACACATGGCGCGTAAAACAAAGTTGACTGATAAGGAATGGCAGGTTATCGGAAACCGAATGGCAGCAGGTGAATCAGTAAGGGCATTAAGCCGTGAATTCGGCGTTCCAGAATCCACCATCAGAACGCGCCTTTCCGCGCAGTCTAAAACGGTCGCAAACCTAGTCAATACAATGGTTTCAGCAGAAGTTGCCATAAAACAATTGCCTATTTCCGCGCAGGTTTCCGCGCACAACCTTGCTGCGCAACTTCGATCAATATCAATGAGCTTAACAAGCGGTGCTGCAAAGGGCGCAATGCTGTATGACCACTTTCAAACTGTGGCGATCGCCAGGTCGAAAAAGGTGAGTGCTGATGGTGAGCTTGACGAAGATGCAGTGAAGCAGGTGGCTGGACTAATGCGCGTTGCCAATATAGGCGCTGAGGTTCCAATGCAAATGGTGAAGATAACCAAGGAACTTGCTGAGGCTGGTATTGATGAGAAAGACGCAAACGCGCCAATCAGCACAATAACTGTCAGGGTTGTTGATGCGAAATCTTGACATGACTATGACCCGGCCACAGGCTGATTTCTTTCAATTGCCGCACAAGTTCCCGGCCTTCGTAGCTGGGTTCGGAACCGGCAAGACTGAAACGCTGCTGAACTGTGCATTGCGTGACGCGCTGGATAATCCCAATGCGCTGATTGCCCTGTATGAACCGACTTATGACCTTGTGCGCTTAATCTTAGCGCCCAGAATTGAGGAAAAACTAAATGATGCTGGAATACGGTACAAATATAATAAAAGCGAAAATATTATCTACGCTTCGTCGCCCGGCTGTGGTGATTTCGTTATGCGTACTCTTGATAATCCTGCCCGTATCGTTGGTTACGAGAGTTACAGATCGCACATTGACGAACTGGACACTCTCCCGGAAATTCAGGCGGAACAAGCCTGGCGAAAAATTATTGCAAGAAATCGACAACGCCCAAAGGGTCTTTCAAATGTCTTCAATCGCGTAAGCGTATATACAACGCCTGAAGGATTCCGGTTCGTTTATAAGAAGTGGGCGAAGAACCCTAAACCGGCTTATGGCATGGTTCAAGCGGCCACGGCTTCAAATCCGTTCCTTCCTGATGACTATATTGATTCACTTCGTGAAGATTACCCGCCCCAGTTGATTGAAGCCTATTTGAAAGGGCAGTTCGTCAACCTGACCAGCGGCGCTGTTTATCCTGAGTTTTCGCGCACTCTGAACCACACTGGTGATGATTTATTGCCGGGTGAGCCGCTACACATAGGAATGGACTTTAACGTCAACAACATGGCCGCAATCGTGTTTGTGATTCGCAACGACAGGCCGATTGCTGTTCGTGAACTGGTAAAGGTTCGTGACACCCCTGATATGGCGCTGAAGATAAAAGAGCGTTTTAAATCTCAGGGGCATTCAATAACCATTTACCCAGATGCCAGCGGCAAAAACACAAGCTCAAAGGCGGCAAGTGAATCTGACCTAACCATCCTGCAAAGCAACGGTTTCACAATTCGCGCTAACTCAGTCAATCCACGCGTCAAAGACCGGGTGAACGCTGTGAACGCGCTGATTCTTAATGCTGCCGGTGAAAGACGCTTCAAAGTCAACACGAACAATTGCCCGACATTCACGAACTGCCTTGAACAGCAGCCCTATGACCTCAACGGCGAACCAGACAAAAAAACTGGGCATGACCATGCCAATGATGCCGGGGGCTATCCCTTGGCATTCCTATGGCCTGTGGTCAAGCCTGTACACGCTCACAGCGCAACAATGCCACACATGAACCGATAAACTATGTCAGATTTTAAAGAACTGCAAGCGACATACCCGCAAGACAAAGATTACCCGGCGCGAATGTTCACCATTGCTTCGCTGACCCGCGTGATTGACGGAACGTTATATGACGAACTTGAATATCCTTTCAGCATGGAAAAAAACGGGGCTGGTGAATACAACCCGCTGAACAAGCGGCGCCCATCTGCCAAAACCAGACTGTGCCGCACTGTGGTGAATGATTCGGTTTCATTGCTGTTTTCTGAGGGGCATTTTCCGAAAGTGAATTGCGCTGACGATAAATCACTTCTGTCACTGCAAACCATCATCAAAGAAGCCAAGCTGAATCAGGTGATGATTGACGCTGCAACCCGTGGTTCGGTTGGGTCTGTTTGTGTGCTTATGCGGATTTTACGCAACCGGGTGTTCTTTGCTGTGATGGATAGCACCTATTTAACGCCCACGTTCGACCCGGAAGCACCTGACACGCTGTTGAATGTCACTGAACGATACAAGGCAAGCGGTGCGAACCTGAAGGCCGTGGGCTTCGTTGTCGCTGACGCTGATTTGACCAAACAGTTTTGGTTCCAGCGCGTGTTTGACGCAAATCAAGAAAAATGGTTCGAGCCACTTTCATTGGAAGATGCCCAAAAAGGCGTTGAGCCAAAGGTGAACGCCAAGTTGACCACAACCCACGCGCTGGGCTTCGTTCCTGCTGTGTGGATTAAGAACCTACCAAGCAACGACCCGGTTGACGGTGAACCAACGTTCTCAACAGATGCGGTTGACGTTCAGATTGAAACTGATTATTTGCTATCGCAAGGTGGGCGCGGGTTGAAATATCAATCTGACCCGACATTGCACATTAAAGAACCTGCATTCGGCGGTAACAGCGCGATAGTGAAGGGCGCAGCAAATGCAATCATCACCAGCACCGAAGGTGACGCGAAGCTGTTGGAGATAAACGGCTCTGCTGCTGGCGCTGTCATGGAATGGGTGCAGGGATTGCGTGAACTTGCCCTTGAAGGCATGGGCGGCAACAAATCCAGCAATGACAAGATTGCTTCAGCCCAGTCAGGCCGGGCAATGGAACTGATGAATCAAACGCTGATTTGGTTGGCTGACAAATTGCGTATTTCATACGGTGAGGGCGCACTGATTGACCTGCTGAGTATGATTGCGAAGGCTTCAATCAAATATTCACTGGTTGATAAAAAAGGGAACGCGCTGGGCAAGTTGAACGACGCTGACTTGTCGCTGTCTTGGCCTAAATGGTACGCGCCAACCTTCGCAGATAGTCAAACACAAGCAATAACGCTTGATGTATTGCGGCAATCTGGTTTGATTTCTCAGGAAACAGCGGTAAAAACAATTGCACCTTCTTACGACATTGAAAACGTTGAAGAAGAAATTGCTAAGGTTGAACCGCCTCCAAATCTGCCACCTAAGCCCCAATCTGAACCATTAAGTAATTCAGACGATTAACGAAGTATAAAAGTTTTTTCAACCAAGCCCCTAGATGGGGCTTTTTTCATTTAAGGAACTCTGATGAGTGACGAACAAGTTGTTGCACCAAAAATCGAACCGCAAACATTTTCACTGGATTACGTGAAAGAACTGCGGGAAGAAAACAAAGCCCACCGATTAACAAATAGTGAATTGGCGGCAAAGCTCAAAACAAGCGATGAATCCTTGAATGGGTTGAAAACAGAAAGTGAAGCAAAACTGACGGCAGCGCAAAAAGCATCAAACGAGCGCCTTCTGTTGGCTGAATTAAAGGTTGCGGCAAAAGATGCGGGGCTAATTGATTTAGACGCGCTGAAACTGGCTGACCTGACAAAAGTTGTATTGAAAGACGATGGAACTATTGAAGGCGTTGACACACTTTTCAAAGGTCTAAAAGAAACCAAGCCATATTTATTCGGCGCGGCATCAACAAGCACAGCAAAAGAAGCACCGAAAGCTGATGACCAGAGGGTTAAAACAGCCAAGGACATGACGAAAGAAGAATACGCGGCAGCTTTAGCGAAAATCAAGAACGGCTAATTAATTTTACTTACCTATCACGGCCAGATGCCGAAGTGGGAAACATTCAAAACAAATTTAAGGATTTAACAGCATGGCAATTCAAAATATGCCAGCAGCCATTCAGGCTGCTATTCAAGTAGGTTTCTTAGAAACCGAGTTTCACACCGGTTTAAATTCCGCAATCGGCTATCGCGCCATTGCTGATCGTGAACCAGTTTCCATCAATGTCGGTGAAACCGTCACCAAAACACGTACAGGTTTAAAAGCGCCTGTCACCACAGCAATCAATCCAACTGGTAACACCAACCTGGATAACGGTCTTACTCCAACACCGTTTACTATCGAGCAGTACACGCTCGGTATCAGCATGTTTGGTGACACTATTGATTTGAACGTTGTTACGTCACAAGTCGGTATTGCAAATCAGTTCCTGAAAAACGCATTTACTAACGGAATGCAAGCACGTCAATCGCTGGACCGTCTGGCTCGTAATGCGCTGTTTAATGCGTACTTAGGCGGCGCCACTCGCGTTCGTGTAACTCTGGGCGCACCGGCACTGACAATTTCTGTTGATGACGTGCGCGGCTTCCAAAACGTGTTGGTCAATAGTCAGATGGTTCCTGTGTCTGGTACAAATACCGTTACATTGATCGTTGGTGCGAATAGTTATGTATTGAACGCTGTGGCAATCGACGGCTCTAACGTTTCTACATCACCACTTGGTGTTTCTGGAACGTTGACATTTACCTCTAACGTAACCGTTGGTGACGGTACTGCATTGAACACTGTTCAGCATCCAAATGCACCGGCTCTGGTTCGTCCTAACGGCAAATGGACTGGTGGTTCTGCTACTTCCGCAACAACCGCAACTTCTTCATTGATTGCTGCTGACGTTCTGACCTTGGGCGTAATTGAAGATGCTGTTGCCCAGTTGCGCAACAACACCGGTATGCAAGATGAAATGTTCAATCTGTATCTGGATAACGTTTCGATGCGTCAACTGTTCGCTGACCAAGATTTCAAACTGATGTATCAAGGTCAATATGGCGCACCAGAAGCCCGTCAAGGCAAAATGTTCCAATTGTTTGGCGTGAACTTCATTCCAACAACTGAAGCGCTTGTTCAAGTTGCCAACGTTCCAGCCGGTATTAACGTTAAAGTTCGCCGTCCAATTCTTGCAGCTCCTGGCGCTTTGATTGAAGGTGATTTTGCAGGCATGGTTCAAAAAGCCAAAGACATGGGCAGTATCAATGCTGAAATTCAGATGATTGACAGTGTTGTTCAGGTCGTTCGTGCTCCTATCGACCGCCTGCAACAAATCATTGCTCAATCGTGGTTCTGGATAGGTGGTTTCGTTGCTCCAACTGACGCGACTGCAAACAGCACAATTATCCCGACCGCTGGCGCTCAGTACCTGAAACGCGCTGTTGTGATTGAACATGCTGGTTAATCAGTGACGTTATGAATAAGGGCGGCTTAATTGTCGCCCTTATTTAATTTACCTTGAAAGAAACCATGGCAACTAAAAAACAAAGAGATTCCCAGGCATTACCCGAATCTGTAACGCTGGTTAATATGTACGGATACTATGATGACAGCGGCATTGCAAAGATGTGGCAAGAAAATCAGGTTGTGACTGACCCGGCTGAAATTGCTGACTTAATCGCCCGTCAAGTTCCACTGAAAGAATAACAATGGCTTTCACAACTGCTGAAAAAGTTGATATACGGCGGTTCTGTGGTTATCCCACTTTCGGCGCTCAATACACGCCTGCAAGTGGATACCGTTTTGCTACTCAATACGGTGTATTAGAGTACAAAATCAACAATCTGCTTCCTGAAGAAGAAGCAGTTGTGAGAACCACATATTTAACAAATCTAAACACGCTTGAACCTGCCATTGTGGCTTCAGCGTCAAACCTTGACACTGACAGCGCGGCTGTTTGGACGCATAACAAAAATGAAATCAGGGATAGAACAAACCTGCTGAATCAATGGCGCAAAGAACTATGTGCGTTTTTAGGCATCCCGCCCGGTGGTGATTTGGCCGGGTCTGGCAATTCAATTTCTCTGGTGGTGTAATGAATGGCTCACAAATTCAAGCAAAGGTTTACGCAGGCTATGCTAAAGCTGCATCAGTCATCGGTGTATCTTACAATCAATATCGCCCCTTATCTGCTTCTTCTCCCCTTGGCAATTTAGTTGCTACCTTACTTGCCGCGCTTGATTCATCGTCAAGCTACAAATTCAGAGAGCCGAACGGGTACGGCGACCCGACATGGTTCGCGCTTCTGAATGACGCAACTACGCAAACTGGCGACTACCTGCAAGGCGCTGGTGGGACATACTTTATAGCAGGTAAGCAATTTCTTTTGCCGGTGATTCTGGTCGAGTGCAACCGGTTTTGCCGCATTACCCGTGAAGCGCCTTTAAATACTGTTGGCGCGTTGCCTTATTCTGGCATTAATCAGGCGGCTGACACAGACATACTAGGAACAAGAGGCGTTCCAACGTCTTACTGGCCTTGTTCGATTCTTGTTGGTGGACGCTCAGATAAGGCGAACACGTTACCGGCTGACGTTAGAAACGAAGGCTGGAAAATCTTGCTGCCCCCGTCAGTTCCAATTCTCTTAAAGGCTGGCGACATTGTTAGCGACGATTTGAATAAACGATACGTAATTACTGGTGCTGAATTAACAGATTTGGGCTACAGAATCACGGCTCAGGAAGCGCACACATAATGGCAGATATTTCAGATGTTTCCAATGCGTTAATTGCGCTGTGCGTTAGTGCAGTATATCCAAACGGAACGGGTAGCGCTTCTGTTACTGGCTCGGCTGTCAGGCTGTTTTCTGGCTGGCCTATTCCACAGTTGCTTGACGCTGACTTGTTGGCTGGCGCAAGTCAGATTTCAGTTTTCCCAACCAATACCGAAACGAACACAACTCGATACCCGAAAGACTGGGTTAATCAGTCAGTGAATGCGCAAACCATCACGGCAACGCTTTCAGGCCAGATGGTGACAATTGGTGGCGCACAGCCTGCCACGTTTTACCCGCACGTAATCAGTGTCTCAGTGAATGGCCTGCCTTACGTGTACACCACATTGCAGGCAGACACGCTGAACAGTATTGCCTCGGCTCTGGCGGCTTTGATTCCTGGCGCCGTTGCGGTTGGTGCTGTCATAACAATATCGACCACAGCGCGGCTTAATTTTTCCCGGGTCGGGGTGACTGGTTCATCAATCCGGGAAATAAGGCGGCAAACACGGGTTATGCAATTGTCTGTTTGGACTTCAACCCCTTCGATGCGTGACACGCTTGCAAAGGCGATTGATACGGCACTGGCCGCAACAGAGTTTTTGACAATGCCCGATGGATATGGGGCGCGGCTGGTTTATAAAGGCAGTCACATTCTTGACGATGTTCAAAAAGCTTCACTTTACAGGCGCGATTTTCTTTATATGGTCGAGTACGCCACGACACAAACCGAAACAGACACACAAATCACGCAAATTCAATTGAACGAATCACTGCAAAACGGTGGCGCAACTGCTTACACAACACCAACAACAACTTATTCATAAGGACAGCCATGTATAACCTGCAAGTCGTCGAAGCATTTCTAACCCACGTCAAGGGAGACATTATCACTGACGCAAAACTGATTAAACAGTATTTGGTTTCAGAATACCAGAATCACTTTGTAAAAATTGCGGCTCCGATAGCCCCAAACTAAACCGCTGTAATTTATCAAAATCAAAGGCCGCTTAGTTGCGGCTTTTTTCATTTTAGGGGCTTAACGTATGCCAGTATCACAACAAGGTAGCATCAACACCACGGCTTTAATCGTTCCAGATTTGTATGTTCAGATTGTTCCACCACAGGTTTCATTGCTAAATGGTCTGCCAACAAATATTCTGGGTGTCGTTGGAACTGCAAGCTGGGGCGCGGTTAATAGCCCGGTTGTTGTTTCCAGCATGGCTGACTATGCAAACAAATTTGGTCAGATTCAAAATCGGCTTTATGACATGGGAACCGCTGTTGCGGCTGCTGTGCTGCAAGGTGCGAATAACTTCCGCTGTGTTCGCGCAACTGACGGAACTGACGTGGCGGCAACAATCGTCATTCAGGCAACGTGTATCACACTGACTTCCAAATATACCGGGTCACTCGCAAACGCTGCAACCGCAACTATTGCCGCTGGAACTGCTGCAAACACTTCCAAAATCACAATCACGATGCCGAACCAGGTTCCTGAAGTGTTCGACAATATCCCTGGCACTGCAAATGCGCTGTGGGTCAATATGGCTGCTGCAATTAACAACGGTCAAACTGGCTTGCGCGGTGCTTCACAGTTCGTTACCGCTTCCGCTGGTGCTGGCGTTACTGCCCCAACCCTGACAGCTTACACGCTGGCCGGTGGTACTGATGGCGCAGCAACCATCACTTCAACCGTTCTGACTGGTGTTGACACAATCCCACGCAAGGGCATGTATGCACTGCGGAACAGTGGCGCAAGTATCGCAATGCTTGCTGACGCTTTCGATTCGACACAATGGACATTGCAAAATGCTTTCGGCTTGTCTGAAGGTATTTATATGATCGGTGTTGGCCCTGTCGGTGACACGATTGCAAACGCTGCAACAACCAAGTCAACAGCAGGTATTGACAGCTATGCCATGAAAATCATGTTTGGTGACTGGTGCTATTTCAATGACACCGTGAACGGCGTGACGCGCCTGATTTCACCACAAGGTTTTGTTGCTGGTCGCCTGGCTAACTTGTCGCCAGAACAATCAAGCTTGAATAAACCGCTGTTCGGTATCGTTGGAACGCAGAAATCGTATCAGTCACAAACCTACGCTTCCGCTGATTTGCAATTGCTCGGTCAGGCCGGTATTGATGTGATTACCAACCCGATTCCAGCCGGTAACATGTTCGGCGTTCGCTTCGGCCACAACAGTTCAAGTAATGCCGTGATTAATGGCGACAATTACGCACGGATGACCAATTACATTGCTTACACGCTGAATGCTGGCATGGGCATCTTTATTGGTAAATTGCAGAGCGCAACAACCCAGCGTCAAGCAGCCGCAACAATCAGCAACTTCCTTGATGGTCTGTCAATTCAAAACATGATTGGCAATTCAACTGGTTCAGTTCCTTACAGTGTGCAGATTGACATTAACAACAACCCCCCGGCACGGGTTGCACTGGGTTACATGCAAGCTGATGTGAAAGTTCAGTATTTGTCTGTGATTGAAAAATTCCTTGTGAACCTTGAAGGCGGTCAATCGGTATCAATCAACCGTCAGTCAGTTGCGCTGGTTTAATCTAAATCTTCAACTTTACAAAGCCCCTTAACCGGGGCTTTTTTCATTTAAGGAATAAACAGAAATGCCAATTAATAATTACTCAGTAGGGCGTGACATTTCGCTTGATATTGTGGGCGTGAATGGTGCAATGGGTTTCAGTCAGATTGTTGGATTCCAAAGTAAGCCTGATGTTACCGACCAGAAAATCAAAGGGCTGGACGGTATCACCCGTCATTTGCGCTTCCCGGATGGTTGGTCAGGTTCGTTCGATCTGGAACGACAAAACAGCCTGTTGGATGACTGGTGGTCACAGATTGAATTCAACTATTACGGCGGGCAGAATGAATTGCCGGTGACGATCACCGAAACAATTCAGGAAGTCAGCGGCGCAATCACCCAGTACCGATATTTGCAGGTGTTGCTGACCATTGAAGATGCTGGCTCATGGGCTGGTGACAAATCGGTTAAACAGAAAATCAAATTCGTTGCTGCCCGGCGCGTCAAAATCGCTTAATTAATTTAAACAAACAAAGGCCGCTTGATGCGGTCTTTATTTATAGGAAAAACTCTGATGAGTGAAGCAACAGTAACACTGAAACCAGCGCAGGAAGTTTTGATTAAAGCCAACGAAGAAACTGTAATCACAGATTCAAAAGGGCGTTCAATCAAAATGAAAAAGCCCGGTGTTTTGGCACAGTATCGCCTGATTGAAGCTCTTGGCGAAGTGTCGGCAAACACAACGTATATGGCGATGGTAATGCCGTTGATTTATGTTGTTGCAATTGACGATAGTCCAGTTCATCAGCCTAAGTCAAAAATACAAGTTGAAGCCTTGATTCAGCAGTTGGACGAAGAAGGTATTCAGGCGGTTATGAAACACGTCATGGAAGCATACGGGGAAATCGACCCGGAAGCAGACAAGGCCGCGTTAAAAAAGTAATTCGTGCCGGGGCTGTTCGTGAATGCCTTTGGCTGATTAAAAACGGAATACCTTTTGATGTTTCTTTTGGATTGGACGACATAACCCGCGCTGGCTGGTCAATCATATTTTCCGAAATGGAAGGCGCAACGTTTGACTGCAACACCATGCAATTTAAGGAAGATAGTTAAATGAAAGAAATGAACGGTATTGGCGAATTCATTGCGCACATGGCATTAATGGACGTTCAAGCCGTTCTTTCTATTCATGAAGGCTTGAAAAAATGTGCAATGGCAGTTGAGAAAACGGCCAAAGAAGAAATTGGCGTTTACCAGGGCGACGCGCCCCCGTTTGGCGCATGGCCTGAACTGGCAGACGCAACAAAAGAAGATCGGCTTAGGAAAGGATTCACTGAAAATGACCCGCTGTTGAGAACTGGGGAACTTCGTGATTCGATAAGTCGCACCGTTGACGGTCTGGAAGCGGCTGTAGGGTCAACCAGTGATGTGATGGTATGGCAGGAACTGGGAACCGAGAAAATACCGCCCCGGCCTGTTTTAGGCACGGCAGCGGTCAACAATATTCCATTGATTAAACGAACCCTAGGGATTGCCGTTGCAAACGGTTTGCTCTATGGCTCGGGCAATTCATTCACGCTTTTAGAGTAAAGCGGAAATTATTACGTACATCAAAAAACAGGTGAAGCAAAGCGCAACGCCTCCAATGATTAGCATGACAAGCGAAATCAAAAATAAATCAATTCGCTGACCCCATGTCATTTGATATTTAAAAACCCATTTTGGGGGTCTTGGTGTCACATCAATCACATTCAAATCAGGGCTGGGAGCATATTCTGATTTCTTTGTTGACCATTGGTGCAATTGCTTAAACCTTTGTTCGTCATCCATAACAAACCTTTCTGAAAGCATTCATGTCAATTGAAGCGTACAAAATCGCAGTAAATATGTCGCTAACTAACCATGTTAGTGCAGGTTTGGCAGCGATGGTGAAAGATTTTGCAAAAACCGAAGAACAAGCCGCTTTGTTGCAAAAACGTCTAAACGGTATCAAATCCGATTTTATGAAGGGCGGTTTGATGCTGGGCGCGGGTGTTGGCATGTTGAGTTTGCTAAAACACCCACTTGATGACGCGCTGGAATGGGAAAAGACGATGGCAAGGCTGAAGCAAAAAGGCTTAGGCGACGGCCAGATTGCAGACGCGAAAAAATTCATCACAGCAAATGATATTATTGGCATGTCAATGCTTGAGCGTGCAAAGATATTTGACGAAGCGCAGGGCAGCTTCAGGCAATCAGGTATGGGCGGCGCTGAAGCGATGGGCGCGGCCAAGGCCATGATGCAACCGCTGGCCGCATACAAAGTGGCCATGGAAAGCCTTGATAGTGGAAAGCAGAAGGGCGCAAATGGCGCGTTTTTGCAATTGAACAAAATCGTTGAAATCATGGGTGGATTGAATGACCCGGAACGCGCCAAACAGATTGTTGGTTCTGTGTTTAAAGCGGTTCAGGGTTCCGGGAAAATGGTTGATGAACGTCAGCTTAGATTGTTTAACACGTTCGGCGGCAGCGCGGTTTCAACAATGACCGACAAAAACATATTTGCCCACCTTGAACCGCTGATTGGTGAGTTTGGCGGGTCAACTGTGGCAACCGGATTGAATACAGCCTATCGGCGCATGGGCGGCATGACAGCCATGTTGCCACGGGCATCAATGCAGGAATTAACAAAGCTCGGGATTTGGGATAAAAACCAACTTGAATTAAATTCGCAGGGCGGTATTAAAAAAATTAAAGACCGTGACAAATTGGTTGATAAAGACTTGTTTGGCTCGATGACTACTGACACGGTTGCTTTCACTGAAAAACTGATGGCAGTTTATAAAGCGCATGGCATCGTCACACAAAAGCAGATGGAAACTGAAAATCAAATTCTGTTTTCAACCACTGGCGCACGAATTTATAACAAAGCAATGGCGCAATTGGCCGTGATGAAAGAATCCGGCAATGCTTTCGGTGTTTCACAAACGCCTGACCAAGTGAACAACAACAACCCAATGCAGAAAATTTTGGACATGAAAGCTAAGTATGAGGATATGCAACTGCAATTAGGCCTCGTTGCTTTTCCGCTTTTGATAAAGGCATTAAACATCATCGTCCCAGCACTCACTGATGTTGCACGTTGGATGCGTGAAAATACCGGTGCGGTGAAAGGTCTTGTGTATGCCTTTGTTGCTCTAGCTTCTGGCCTGGCGTTTCGCGGCGTGGTATTGCTGCTGTCATCAGCCTTCGAAGGGCTTGGCTTAGCAATGCTAATGAAAAATATCGGTGGTGCCGCTGGCATCACAAAGCTTGGCGGCGCAATGAATTGGCTTGGCGGCTCACTTCAGGCGCTTGCAATCGGCTGGACTGTAGGAACGATTCTGAATGACACGCTGATTGCTGGCACGAAGTTCGGTGACTGGATTGGCAAAATGTGCGCACGGTTTTTGGCGTTCTTTGGAAACTCAGAAGCAAAGGCAGCACTGAAAGCCAACGGCGGTGAAATGGATTGGACTTTTGGAAGTGGTCGCGGAATGGTTGGTGACAAGCCGGGCGGCTATTACGACAACATCAGAACCGCTTCACAAAACAAGGCAAATCAAACCGTTGCCGCTGTCAACCTTGACGGTCAAAAAGTCGGGAACATCGTTTTTTCACACGGTTACAAACAAGCGTCAAATCCGTTCGGCGGCATCAGCGGTTTTGATATGGGGCAATCCTTAATTTCTCCCGGAATGGCGGCTAGATAATGAAGGCAGACACATATTTAACGCTGGCTGATTTAGAATTTACGCGGTATGAAGTGCCGAGTCATATTTCTTTCGGTGGTGAACAAGCCCTTGCAATTCATGAACTGGTGGGCGGCAATCGAATTGTTGATTCAATGGGGCGGCAAGACAAGCCCCTTGAATGGTCTGGCGTTTTCTTTGGGGATAATGCCACTGACCGGTCAAATTATTTGAACTGGCTGCGGATTGATGGCTCACAACACACATTGATGTGGGGTGCGTACAGATACCAGGTAATAATCAAATCAGTCACGCTGGATTTTGAGCGGTTCTATCAGATACCGTACTCAATTTCATGCGTGGTTGTTTATGACGGCACAAACATGCCTTCAAGTTCACCGGCAACGCCAATTGATAGCGCGATAGGTCAGGATTTGAACACAGCCAACACGCTGACGGGTTCAATCGGTGACGGTACGCTGTCAGGTCTGATGAACACATTGAACAGTGCAATCAGTTCGGTTTCAACGTTCGCACATGCGGCGCAAAGCACAATCAGCAGCGTCATGGCACCACTGCAAGCGGTTCAGGCGCGTGTTGCAACTCTGATTGCTGCGACGGGTAACACCATTGCAAATATTGCGACACTGGGCGGTGTGCTGCCAAATAATCCGATTGCAAAGAACACGTCAAAACTGACCGGCCAGATTACCGGGTTCACACAAATGCCGCTTCTGTTGAATCTTCAGAATGCAACCGGGCGCATGGCTGTGAATCTGAATGCGCAAGCAACGTCAGGCACATCAGTGACCACGGCATCAGGTTCTAACCTGTTCAGCATGGCTTCGCAGCAGTATGGCGACCCTACGGCGTGGACAACGATTGCAAGGGCAAACAATTTGACTGACCCACAATTGACCGGAATTCAAACGGTAATACTTCCTGCTTCACAGGATAACAGCGCGGGTGTATTTGGGAGTTAATCAGATGGGTTCATTGAATGGGGCAACAGTTTCACAAGTCAGGCAGCCACGCGGAATTGTGAACGTTCAGGGCAACAAGCCTGATGGTTCACTTGATGCCGTGACACGCCTTAATGCATGGGTAAGTTTTGAGGTAACGAACAATATTAATTATGAAGCAGACAGTTTCAGGGTTGTGTTTGCGCTGTCTGCACTTCCACCGGCCTATTCTGATAGCTGGTGGTCAACACAATCACAGATTTATTTAGAGATATTTGCTGGGTTCCCAAATGACGCGGTGAACTACACACAATCAGATTTGCAAAGCCAGATTTACGGGCTGATTGACACGGTTGATTATGACCCGATTTGCAGAACATTGACGGTTGCCGGGCGTGATTTAACCAGCACCATGATTGACGCAAAAACCACTGAATCATTTCAAAATCAAACATCAAGCCAGATTGCAAATACCATTGCAGCGCGTCACGGATTAGCCCCAGTTGTCACAAAAACGACAACCACAACAGGTCACTATTACTCAATAGATACCTTGCGGGTTAATGCGTCACGGTCTGAATGGGATATTTTGACTGCGCTTGCTGGTGAGGAACAGATGGTTGTTTATGTCAGTAGAAATTCGTTGCACTTTGAACCTGCACCAGCGGCAAACGCCACGCCTTATCTGCTGACTTGGGAACCGCCAAACAGTCAAAACGGTGCATTCAAGTTCAACGGTAAGCGCATAAGTTTTCAACGCGCCTTGACGCTGGCAAAAGGTGTTGTGGTGCAGATCATTTCACAGAATCAGCGCGGCCAGAAGATCACGGCAAGTTATCCGAAGGCGGCGGGAAGTGGGCAAGTTCAGGTTGGTCAGGCCAGCGCAAAAGCGCAGCTTTACACGTATGAATATGCGAATCTGACCCAGCAACAAGCATTGATGAAAGCACAGCAAAAGCACAATGAAATTTCAAAGCACGAAGTCAAATTAAGCGCCACGCTTCCAGCAGATAACCTTTTGCAGGTCAGCAATATCATTCAGGTGATTGGAACTGGCACAGCGTATGACCAGACATATTTGCCAGAAAGCATAACGAAAAGGATGGATGTGCAGGGCGGCTATGAAATGGAAATCAAAGCAAAAAATCACTCACCACAATCGGTCATTGCCTTATGAAACAACTTTTGAATATTGTAAAGCTACATGCAATTCAGGCGGTGAACACTCGGGCTTTCACGAAACTGGGAAATATTGTCGGTTATGACCCGAACATGTACGCGGTGAAGGTGGCGATTCAACCAGGCGGAAATCAAACCGGCTGGATTCCGCTGCTGACCCCGTGGGCGGGTAATGGCTGGGGCATGTTCTGTGCGCCAAACCTTGGGGATATGGTTGAAGTTCAGTTTCAGGAAGGTGATTATGATGCGCCGATTTCGTGCATGCGTTTTTTCACGGATAAAAACAGGCCGTTGAAAGTTCCAGCCGGTGAATTCTGGCTTGTGCATGCAACCGGGTCGATGCTGAAATTTACCACTGACGGAAAAGTGACACTGACCAGCAACACTGACATGAATGTGACGGTGAACGGCAATTTGAACGCGGCTGTGACCGGTAACATAACGTCAAACGCTGCACAGTGGAACCACACGGGGAACATGACCGTGACTGGAACATTGACCGGAACAACTGACGTTATCGGTGGCGGCAAATCACTGAAAACACATACCCATTCCGGTGTTTCAACTGGCGCGGGTAATACAGGGGCACCAAATTGAGCGATTTAAACCACTACATGTCAGGCTACCTGTCAACTTCACCCACTGGTGACGTGGGCATTGTGTCAGGCAGTACGCAGGGAACGCAGCGCGTTTTAAGGCGGCTTCTGACAAATCCGGGTGATTACATTTTCCACCCGACTTATGGGGCAGGGCTGGCCGGTCTGGTCGGCACTGTCACTGACGTGAATCAAATCAAGGCATTAATCAGGGGGCAAATATTACTTGAATCCTCTGTTTCAAGAAATCCAGCCCCGGTCATCACAGTGTCACTGCTTTCAAACGGGATTGCTGTTGATATTCGGTATAACGATGCAATCACGGGTCAGCCTGTTTCATTGGCTTTTGACGTGAATAAATAAGGGAAAATATGGCATTAACTTCACAAGATTTTCCAACCATTGTCAGGAATTCGGTTGCGGCAATTCAGGCAAGAACTACGGCATTACTTGATTTAACAATCGGTTCTGTTTTACGCGCAATACTGGAAGCGAACGCCACGGTTGTGCTGTGGTTGCAGGGGCTAATTCTTCAATTGCTTTCAAACACTCGGGCGGCAACTTCAGCCGGTGCAGCACTTGACAGTTTCTTTGCCGACTTCGGTTTTTTACGTCTTGCGGCTGTCAGTGCTTCAGGCGTGGTTACCTTTGCAAGGTTCACCAACACATATCAAGCAGTCATTCCAGTTGGTACGCTGATTTCAACGGGTGACGGAACACAGCAATTTATCATCAACGCTGACACAACAAACGGGGCTTACAACGCTGGTTTGAACGGCTTTGTGATTGCGCCCGGCGTTTCAAGTGTGAACGTGACAGCAACGGCGGTGACGGTTGGAACTGGTGCAAACGCGCTGGTTGGTCTGATTTCATTAATCACCCAGCCGATTCCATACGTTGACACGGTGACGAACGGCGCAGCCTTTACAAACGGGGTCAACGCTGAATCAGATGCAGCATTCAGAACCCGGTTCATTGCTTACATTCAGTCTTTGAACTTAGCGACAAAAGCGGCTGTTGGTTATGCGGTCACTTCGCTTCAATCGAATATGAGTTATGTTCTGGTTGAAAACTTCACTTATGGCGGCGTTTCGCAACCTGGTTATTTTTACGTTGTGGTCAACGATGGAACCGGCGCACCGGGCAGCACGATATTAAACAGCGTTTCAAATGCAATTAATCTGGTCAGGCCGTTCACGTCAACGTTCGGGGTGTATGCCCCAGTAACCACGGCGGCAAACGTTGCTATGACGATTGTGACGGCTTCTGGCTACATTCACGCAACCGTTGCCGCGCAGGTTCAAAGCGCAATCAGTGCATATTTGGGTTCAATGGCAATTGGGCAGTCATTATCATTCAGCCGATTGGCGCAAATCGCCTATGACACATCGCCCGGAATTACCAACGTGACCGGCGTGACGCTGAATGCTTTAACCGCTGATATTAATCCCACAAACCAACAGCTTGTTATTGCTGGCACTGTGACGGTGGCGTAATGGCAACGGGCGACATTGATGATATTGCAAAGCGTATAAATTCGGTTATGCCGCACTGGTTCGCAAACGCGGCTAACCCGATCTATGACGCGGTACGGTATGGCATTGCCAGCGGCTTTGCCTTCATTTATTCACTTTACAGCTATGCGGTTTTACAGACGCGCATAAAAACGGCAACTGACGGTTGGCTTGACATGATTGCTGCTGACTTCTTTGGTTCTGCAATCTTCCGTGGAACGTACCAGACTGACACAAGTTTCAGAAACAAAATTCTGGTCAATCTGTTTCAGGCAAAAGCAACACGGGCGGCAATCAGTAGCGTTCTGTTTAACCTGACCGGGCGTTATCCCAAGTTTGTTGAACCGGGTCAACCGGCTGACACTGGGGCGTATGCTGCACCGAATTCAGGTTATGGAGTGGCGGGGGCTTATGGCTCGGTGCTGATGCCGTTTCAGGGCTTCATTCAGGCTTACAGGCCGCTTTCAACCGGCATTCCAAGCATTGCCGGGTACGGTTCCCCGTCTGCTGGTTATGGCGTGGCATCGCAGGGCGACTATGCAACCATGTCGCAAATTCTGAATCAAGTTGCTGACGCTGATATTTATGCAGCGATTGAAACGGTGCGCCCGGCTGGAACGATTGCTTGGGTAAAAATAAATAGTTAAAAATTTAGTAGGTCAACACAACAAGGTCACTTCGGTGGCCTTTTTTTATGGGCAAAAATAAATGGATCGTTTGATAAATTATCCGGGGGCAATTCCCCTTGAAACAGACTTACTGAACACGAACAAAAACACCATGATTGCGCTGGCAAAATTGGTTGCCGCAACGATGGGAACAACAACACAGGTCAACGGTTTGTCAGTTGTGCAAACAACTGTTGCTTCACTTCAGGTCAATGTCAATCCGGGTGAAATTTACAGCTTGCAAAACGTTGACAACACTGCTTTTTCATCTTTGGCGGCTGACACTGCGCACCAGATTATGAAGCAAGGCATTTTGCTGAATCAGGTGTTGTTGAACTGCCCAGCGCCCGGCACTGTCGGTCAGTCAATCAACTATCTGATTGAAGCAAGTTATCAAGACACTGACGCGCTGCCAGTGGTACTGCCGTATTACAACGCCAGCAACCCATCGACGGCGTACAGCGGCCCGGCCAACGCAGGCACGACAAATAACACAGTTCGTCAGGGCACAATCAGCTTAGTGGCAAAGGCTGGTGTGTCTGCGGCTACCGGCAGTCAGACGACCCCTGCGGTCGATTCTGGCTACACCGCGCTTTATGTCGTGACTGTTGCTTATAGTCAGACGCAAATCGTAGCTGGAAATATCACCGCAGTTGTCGGCGCTCCGTTTCTGAACACTGGCATGTTGGGGCAGATTGCGACTTTGCTCAATACCCCTGTCCAGTTCGATAACTCGACCAAAGTGGCGAATACTGCGTTTGTGCAGCGGGCACTGGGTAATTTTGCCGTGGCGACGCAGCTTGGCGTTGGCGCAACTACGAATTTGACTGCCGCACAAGCAGGCCAGTATTTCCAATGCCAAGGCGGAACAGTCAACCTACCAGCATCAGCGGGAATGACGCCTGGTGCTACTTACTCATTTTCATCAAGTTCATCGACTGCGGTTGTTACAAGCGGAACTGACAAAATATACATAACGTCAGGAGCACTTTCTTCTGTGACATTGAATGGTGAAAATATGGTTTTGGTGCTTCTTTCTGTTGGCGTTTGGGAGGTGATCAGCGGGACAATTACATTGCCGTACAGTTCATATTTTGCCTCATCCCAGGCGCCAAATGGCTATCAAAAATTACCTAGCGGAAATATACGTCAATGGGGATCCTTAATTGCAAATGCAACTCCTTTTACCGGAACTGCAGCATCGTTCGCAACCAATTTCCCAAACAATTGCCTTTCTCTTGTGCTAACCCCGTTCACTAGCTCATTTTCAACGGTCGAGGCGCATTATTCGACTAAATCAAACTCTGGATTTACGCTGTTATGTAACCAAGCGTCGATAACAGTTTCTTATATTGCGGAAGGCAATTAACATGATAATTCTTTATTCACCATCCGCTCATAGCACAACATCATTCGGGTTTTATTTCCCCGATGATAAAAACGCACCGGCTGATTCTTTTCCGGCGCTTCAGTCAGATCAACTGATCGCTGTTAATTTACCAGCCGGCTCAACATACAGTTTTGCCGCACCAGTTCCCCCGGCAATCACTGGAATAATTTCAATTGTTGCGCCAAGCACGGCTTATCAAGTAGCGCAGGCACAAGCTATGCAATTGAACGCCATGGAATCAGCGTATCAAGCGGCAAACGCTCTGCCAATTTCGTACATGTCTACATCGTTTCAAGCTGACCCGGGTAGCCAAGCGCTGATCGCAAACGTGCTGCAAGCTTGCGGAGGTTCGCTCCCGACCGGTTTTCAGTGGTTCGACGTGAACAACGCCGGCACTACGATGACGTTCGCCCAATTGCAAGGGTTAGCCGGTGCAATCCTGATGCGCGGGCAGCCGCTGTTTGTCAATAAGCAGACCAAGAAGGCAGCCATCAAGGCGGCAACTTCAGTGACTGCGGTCAACGCGATCACGTTCTAATCATGTCGCGCTGGACGGTGATCAAGTTGGCGATTGTCTGCGCATTGCTTTCCCCGTTGCTGGTCTGCCTGATGCTGGGTCAGGCATTCTTTGGAAGCATCGATAGAGCGCACAACATGGCTTTGGGCGTGGATATGACGGGTAACGCTTTATTTGGTGGTGACCCAAGAATGTCTATTTCTGCCCGTACTGGTAACGGTGTGATTCTGGGCGATCGCTGGGCGGTGATTCTTGCGCCCGTGATTGATTCATTTTTCGGGTCTGGCCACTGCATGGATGCGGCCACTATTCTGAACCATGAAAACTTGAAAGTTGGTATGAACTATTTATTGATACCTGTTGGAATAATCAAATATTTGGTTATGGCTGCATTCAGCCTTTTATTCACGGTGATTGCAATTCTGTTTGTGAACTGGTGGGTTGTGCTGAAAGCTGATGCAAACGGCAATTTGCCGCGCTGGTTGAGTTATTTTCAGACGTTTGACGCGCCGATACCGAAAGGTTGGAAAAACGGCGTGGCATGGCTAAATCGCAATCCAGATTACGGCTTTGATCTGTTTTTCTTTGGCACGAAATGGAATGAATCAGATTGGACAGTTCGCAAATTTATACCAAGCCCCACGGCTGACCTGTTCATTGCAACAAATTCACGCGGTGCTTTTAATTTTTATTACTGCGGAACGAGGGGAACTTATAAATTTGGTTGGAAGGCTTGGAACAATTTCACTGATGGGAAATTTAACAGCAACTTTGGCGGTGGGGGAAATATACCCATTTGCATCACACTGAACCCGTTTAAAAAGAAAGTGTAATTATGGATTGGACAGCAATTGCAGAATTGGGGTGTTTTATTTTTGGGGCAATTGGGACGATTTTTACAACCCTGTATTTTAGAAATCAGGCAAAGACTGACGAAGAAATGAAAAAACATGGTGAAACGATTGATGGGCTGTCAAAGGAACTGGCAAATCACAAGTTATATGCCGCTGAAAACTACGTGACAAGCCGGGAACTCGATAGAACTGTTGGCGATATTAAACAAACGCTTGAGCGCATGACGAATTCAATTGAAAAATTGGGCAGTGAAATGCGTGACATATTTTTGCACATTCAAGCCAAGTTAGACAGCAAGGCAGACAAATGAATTTAGATTTACTTGATAAAGAATTGCGCCGTGACGAAGGCGTTAAATACGTCAAATACCCAGACAGCAAAGGAATTCCCACAACAGGCGTGGGGCATAATCTGAAGGCGTCACCTTTACCCGCTGGCTGGACGTTCCCGTTAAATGATGGTCAGGTTAATCAGTTACTCAACCATGATTTAACAGTTACTTTTGCCGCCCTTGATTTGCACCTTCCTTGGTGGCGCACGTTGTCTGAAGTTCGTCAACGTGTAGTCGCAAACATGGCGTTCAACATGGGAATTGATGGATTGCTTGAGTTCAAAAACACACTGAACTTTATCAAGACAACCGACTACAAAGCGGCATCATTCGGAATGCTTCAATCAGCTTGGGCAAAACAGGTTGGTGAACGTGCCGACCGATTAGCTCAGGCAATGAAAACTGACGTTATGCCGAACTAAATAAGAAATTAAGCAAAAACACAGCCCCCTTGATTGGGGGCTTTTTTATGGGCGAAGCAATGATTAAAGCGCACGAAGAAAAAGAACTAATTCAGGTTGATGTATTTAGCTCTGACCATGCTGACAGGGTTACCACATCAATCTTTAAAAAGACCAGGTTGAAATTGATTGAGCGTGAAGGTGCGCGGTGCTTTATCTGCAATCAAACGGCTGAAGAAGTGGGGCATCCGTTAGAGGCGCACCATCTTGGAATTGAACGCCAATATGCAGAAGCGCCGATTGACTGGGAACTGGTGAAAAAGGATTACCCGCATTTTGAATGGGATAAATTCGACCCGGCTGACCCTTACGCATTCGTTGACAACATGGAAGCGCAAGGGCTTTTGCTGTGCAAGCCCCACCACACAGGCAAAGATTCTGGAATTCACTTTATGCCATACAGCTTTTGGATAATGCAGCGTTATTTGAAGGAAGGTTATCAATTCTCTCCAACTGAAGTGATTCACCATGACGAGGTTGCCTAATGCCTAAATGGATTACCGACATTCTGACCGGCCTTGACGGGCAAACATTTGCAATCGTCAGGGTGCTTGGTTTCGCGCTGGTGGTGCTTTTTATGCTGCTGGAAGTCGTAGCATTCTTTACCGGCAAACCTTTTGACGGCCAGGCTTACGGCATCGGGTCTGGGCTGGTAATTGGCGCTATGGGCGCTGCAATCAAATTAACTGAATCGAGTGAGCCAAAATGATGATGGGAATATATTTAAAACTTGCTGCTGCACTGGTTCTTATTTCTGCACTTGTCGGTGGCGGTGTCTATCTGAACCATGCTGGCTATGAACGCGGAAAAGCGGAAGTGCAACAGCAATGGGACGCACAAAAACTGGTTGACACGCTTGCCGTTGAACGGCAGGCAGTAGCAAACGCAAACAAAATAAATGAAAGTGAATCGAAATATGTTGAACAAAAACGCATTAATGACAATCTGCTTGCTGCTCGGTCTAACAGCATGTTCGTCACTGCCACAGCCTGCCCAGCCAGTGTTAGCGCCACCGTTAAAACTGTCGCCGGTTCTGATTCAGCCAGTGGAAGCGAACGGCCTGCAACGGTCACAGTTGATTTTAGCGACCTTGCAGAAGAAATTAATCAGCTTGGGCATGACTACAACGAACTTGCCGACAAAATAAACGCGATAGCCGAAGAAAACAAATAAACGATTTCAGCCCCGTCACTGGGGCTTTTTTTATGGGCGCATGAATGACTTCAATTTTGGTTATACCTGATACACAATGCAAGCCAAATCAAGATTTTGAATATTTGCGCTGCATCGGTGAATACATTGTTGCAAAGAAACCGGGTATTGTGGTTCACCTTGGCGACCACTGGGATATGCCAAGTTTAAGCAGTTACGATGTGGGCAAAAAGAGCTATGAGGGGCGCAGATACAAAGCAGACATTCAGGCCGGGAAAGATGGCATGATTGCGCTGCTTCAGCCAATGCGTGACTATAATTTGATGCGCAGGAAAAACAAGCAATCAATCTACCATCCTGAAATGCATTTTCACATGGGGAACCATGAGAACAGAATAAACCGGGCAATCAACGACACGCCAATGCTGGATGGAACAATCAGCACTGATGATTGTGGCGTTGAATCGTTCGGCTGGACAGTACACCCATTTTTGAAAGTGAACGTGGTGGAAGGCATCGCGTTTGCTCACTACTTCGTCACTGGTCAGATGGGTCGCCCGTGTTCGTCAGCAGCCGCCCAGCTTCGAACAAAGTACATGTCAACGATTGCCGGGCATCAGCAGGGATTGCAAACGGCAAACGGATACAGGGCAGACGGTAAGCGCGTGACAGCCATTATTGCCGGGTCGTCATACGTGCATGACGAAGAATATTTGAACCATCAGTCAAACAAACATTGGCGCGGTGTTTTAATGCTGCACAACGTGTCAGATGGCGAGTTTGACCGCGTTGAAGTGCCGACTGATTACCTTGTGGCCAAATACAAAAAAACGGCTTAAAAGTCGTTTAATTTATAATTTCTTCGCCAGATTTTCGGCGGTTTCGTTGTAATAGATCATCAGCATTTTTAAGTCCCTATGCCCGACCATTCGCGCCAGTTCGAGAACATTCAGTTTTTTTGCCAGGCGCGTAATGGCTTCGTGCCGCGTGTCATGGAAGGTTAAATCTTCAATCAGCGCCTTGCGCTTGGCTTTGCGAAATAAAGCATCTAGGCTTTCTTTGGTTACGTCAAAAACGGTGTTGCGCTCTTTCGGCAGCATCGCCAGCAATACTGGTCACGATTGGATTTTTTAGCTTGCTCATTTCGATGATGTTTAACGTAGTGCCACTGGCAAACAAAGACATTCTCAATATTATGATTGGCGTACTCGGTACAGCGTGGATTTCGATTATTGGATTTTATTTCGGTAACTCTCAAGGCAGTCAACAAAAAGACATCTTGCTGGCAAACAGCACGCAAATCAAATAAAGGTAAAGTATGAAAAATCTATTGGCGGCTCTATTCGCTATGTCTCTGGCAGTCATGGCTCACGCTCAAATCTTCGCACCCTATGAGCTTTACGGCTATCCACCACCACCGGCCACACCTGACGGAAGCAACTTTCACTTTACTGTGCCGCCTGGCGCTAACGCGGTGACTTGGGCTTTTGGTCACGGCAAATGCGGAGAAGAAGTCTGGTTCCGTAATTTCCAGGGCGCTCAGGTTGCTGCGGCTAATATTCCTCTTTTCATCGCATCCGGTAAAAAGTACATTGTCTCGGTCGGCGGCGGTAATGCGCCCCAAATGGTATTCAAGTGCGACAATCAGGCAGGTATGCTCAAGTTTGTTCAGACCTACTATAGCCCGAATATGCTCGGCATTGATTTCGACATCGAGGGCCAGAACAAATACACAGATGCGGACATTGATGCCCTGATTCATCAAATTCAGTATATTCAGAACCAAACAGCGCACCCTGAGTACAATAACATTCGGTGGTCATTCAATATCGGCGGCTACTTTGGCGGCGGGGAGAATAATCACTACAACGTGCTGGGTAATGCGATCATTGATCGATTAAAGCACTATACCATCAATAATTACGTGATCCAGATTCAAGTCATGGATTATTTAAACGATCCGTCGCACTGCATTCAAAAAGCAGATTTAAGCGGCTGTCAGATCGCATTAAGCGGCATCGAGGACATCAAGAACGTACATAAGTTCTTCAATATCCCATACAGCAAGATAGCGATTAATCCCGGCCTGGGCGTTAATGACTTTGGTTATGACGTATTCACGCTTGAAGACGCGGCTGTGCTGGCTCAGTTCGCCATTGATTACGGTCTTGCCGGAATTAGCCCATGGTCAATTTCGAATGATCAAAGCTGTGCACCGGCAGCTTATAACAACATGACTTGCCATGGCATTCCCGGATTGCCTAACTTCGCATTTACTAAAACTTTTTTGACTTATTTGCCGCATTAATACTGCCTAAATAATAGGCAAATTTTGTTCCGCAAAATACAATTAACTTTTATTTTCCCCTATGAGTAAAATATTGGTAGAATCATGTTTTGCGGAACGAAAACTTCGCTGTAAGCCTTGAAAACATTGAGTTTTTACATGAGCTTCCCAAGCTTACGACGAGGGTTCGATTCCCTTCACCCGCTCCATGTTTTTATTTCCGCAAAACGATTTATTTCCGCAAAATTATTTTGTCGGGCTGACAATCTTACCCCTCCTGAGGTAATGCCGCTGCGTAGTTTTAACGCTGTCATGCCCCAATAAATCACTAGCCGCCTGGTCGCCTCGATCATCCGAGGTATCGTCTGCTGCCTTCGCTCTTAAGTCATAAAACCAGAACGATCTAATTTCGTTTTCGGCCTCTGGATTGACTTCAATTGCAGCATTGCGTGCCTTGTCGAACTGGTAGCGCAAAGCTGGCTGAGTCACCTTCCTACCAAAATCATTCACGATTAGCGAGCCGGTCACTACCTTGTAGGTTTCTTTCCGCGCATGTATTCTGTCGATTAATTCCCCAAGCTCACCGCTTAAAATGATCCGCAATGGCTGTTTAGTTTTTTCTTGCGTGACGATCAAGTGATTGTTCACAATATCAAATTCGGTCATAGCGATAGCGTCTGCTGGTCGCTGGCCGGTCAAATATGCCAAATCCATCGCATCCTTTAACGGCTGACCAGCGCATTTATAAACTATTTTAAACAGCGCATCAGACACGTAGACGGTACGTTTATCCAGACTATGCCCAGAAATGCCTTCACAAGGGTTCTGGGCATCCGTATAGCCCCAGCCTCGCGCATGGTTGAATATCGTTGAAAAAAGCCGCTTACACCTGTTTGCGGTCGTTGGTATGGCTTTGTGCTTGTCAAGAAACTGTTTGATGTGCATTGGCCGGATTTGATCCAGCGGCGCAGTGCCGAAAAATGCTTCAACATGCTTGATGTCGGACCTAAATATTTTTTGTGTATTGTTGGCTAGAGTGTCATAAACTTCTAGCCGGTAGCGAATGATTGCCGCAGAAAATGTCGAAGCCTGAATTGTTTTGGTGACATTTAATTCTGAATATTTTCTGAGCGCAATAATATAATCTTTGCCCAACGGTATTTCTTTGCGTGGTTTTGCGCCAGTATCAAGGTAATAATAAATCTTGTCACCACGGACGCGCTTACGCATCATCGGCGGCAAATTTTTATTGACTGTTGGCTCGCGTCCCATATTAGATTAAAGGCTCCCATTGCTGTGTATTTTTCACGGTTTCTTTTGTGCCGTTGACAGATGCCCAAGTTACGACAGGCCGACCGCTTGCATTAAGCCTAAACGGAATGCCCTGTTTGCGCAATACCTCGATCTGCTTGGATTTAAATATCCGGCCAGTTAATTCAACAAGATCAATATGGCTCAGGAATTTTTCGCTCATGATTTACTTTCTCTGTTGCGGATGGCTTCTGCACAATCTGACGCGCCTGTATTTTTACCGTCGATATACTGGTCGAGTCGTCCCTCCTCGTTGCCCTTGTAAGGTGCGTGGCCTTTGTAAAGATTCCAATTATCAATCGATATTTCATCACACAGCTTTGCACACGCTTCACACTCTTGTGCCTTGGCGAGTTTGATCAGCTTGGTGATTTGCTGTGTCACGTTTGCATAAGCGTCGTGGTTGTACCGGAGGTATGCGCAGCCGTCATCAGTATCGAACCCCGATTCTTCCGCAAGTCTCAGCACTTCTTCTTTAGTGGTCATAGATAAACCTCTGTAATAAGCTGTCCATCAAGGGTCAGTTTTAACGTATGGGATTTCTCATATAAGTCGCGGCCATTAAGACCCCCTGTGTATTCAGATGTTGTCTCGACTTCCAGTTGCATCGAATCCATCAGCCACTGAATAACATCGGATTTCATTTTGTCGCTAAGTTTCATTCCCCCTGCTCCTCTGGTAGTGGTGGAATATACATCCAATGATCAACATCATTAATATCGTAAGGGTCGCAATGACCTTCCCAATAAAGGCCGCAATCCCCTTTTTCTATCCACCCAAAATCATACTCATCGTCAAGCTTCAAAATTACGGTGACAAGTTCCTCAGGCAGTCGCTCGCTTGTTTTAATCCAGCTCATAGTTCAATTCTCCGCTTGGTTACAGGGTCGTAAAACTTTGCGCATGTCCAAAATCCATGAATATCTTGCGTTTTAATATAGTGCCTACCATGTTCATCTCAGGCCACTCATTTTTAGTGTCGATCATTTCGGCTCATCCACATTGGCGTAATAAATCAAAGTGATTAACGCAGCCATTAAGGGAGTCAAAATCATCATAGTCCCCCGATCTTCTTGGCTCCAATGTACAAAGTTAAGGTCAGCCTGAACAAATGCTGTGGCTGCATACCAATGTAATACGGTAAAGAAGTTTGATACAAAAAATACCAAAACTAACTTTTTTGGATTCATTCCGGCTCCTTTAACAGTTCTGGTATTGATGCAAGGAAGTGGGCGATAGCGCGATTTGCAACTAACGCTTTAATCCGGTAAAGCGTTCGACCATTGTGCTGTTTCGTATCGTTTTGCAAAAGTTCGTATTTGTTATTCATTAAATCCTCGCTGAAGCGCGGATTTCTGCATCGTGTTGCGCTTCTTTTTTCGCAGCTTGATAGTCCTCATTGCTGACATATGCCCATAATGAGAATATGGTTACTACTAATATGATTGCGGTTATTCTATTCATAATTTTTCATGAAATGTCATCCTTTTGTAAACTTGTCTTGTTAAATTTACGTCATCAAGACAATAAGCCGCCACCTCAGCAATACGTCCAGCAGCGACATAATCAGCAACCATTGAACCGTCAATATCGCCTTTGCCTTCCAATCCTAAAGCGCGTGAAAGCTTGTCCAGGCTAGTGCGGTTCTTTGCATCCCAGCGATGCATAGTGTCAAATACATGCTCATCCCATGCTTTAGCGTGAAATGGAATATTGATCGACGGTTTAACTCCGAGAACAATGGCGCGTTGATAGATGAATCGCAGATCAAAGTCGATAACGTTATGCCCAACAAAAATAGGCCGAACGTTAGGATTAAGTTTGCAATGCAGATCAATCGTTCCAAAGAAGCATTTCAATATCTCTGCTTCATGGCTTGGATGCTCTGTGCTGTACTGTTCGGCAGGCTCATCATCAAACGCATAGCCAAGCACACAGATATGACCATGCGCGCCATCAAATGAAGTCTTACGCCATTGCTGATCTGCTTCTGATTCAGCGTTTTCAGCCATCCATGCATCGATTGTTTCAGGCTTTTTATGCGTAGCAGGTGGGCGAACGTTAGTCAGGAAATCCGCTTTAATCTGCGGATTACTTGATGGGATTGTTTCAATGTCGAGTGTGATTATCATGGCTAACCTTAAAATGGTATATCGTCTGAAAAACCGTCATCTGGCAATGTTTGGGCGCGTGGTTGTGGCGATGGTCTGCGCGAACCTGTTTCTTCGTTATGCTCACGCTTTCCACCTTGCAGAGCTACATCAGATACGCGAATATCCATTGCTTTCTGCTTCACACCGTCCTTATTAGTCCACTCGCGCTCTGACACGCTGCCGGACACGGTGACGGCTTGGCCTTTTACTAAATACTGCCCCAGTGATTCAGCACGTTTCCCCCACAGTTGGCAGTTCCACCAAATAGTTGGCTTATCCTTGCCTTGACTATCTGCTACGCTAAAGTTACCAACAGCATCGCCATTTGGTAAAAATTTAACTTCCATATCTCTGCCTAGCGTTCCAGCTACTGTTAGATTGTTCACGCCTGCTCTCCTTGTAATTGCGCTTTGCGCTGTGTAGCTGCTGATTGCAGTACAGTTAATTGATCTTTTGTGGCATTGTTTGATACGCAGAATTTCAATGCTACTTTGATTGCGTCAATCGTTATTGCTTCCTGAATAGCAATGAGATTGTCCTCAAAATGACTATCAGTGAATTTCTTTGCTTCTGGTGGTTTAACCGCTTCCTGACCGTCATCATCAGCCTGGAATAATCCAGTTATAGCGCTCAGTGCATAGCGTCTGGCATAAGTGGCCGCCGAGCCATAACCCTGCGCGTCATTCTTCTGCAATGGAACATTCATCGTATCTTCAATATATTCTCCAGATGAATGAATCAATCGAGTTGTCAGCGACAAAAATCCTACTTCGCTAGGACTGAATGACTGTGTAAATAAAATACCGTTGTCATTTAGTGGCGATTTAACCGCATCAATTACGGATTCCAAATTTGCATATTTACTTTTGAAATGTGGATTTAGCGCGTCCTTGGCTGCAAACGTAATAGACTGTTGAGCTTTTAGTAGTGATACTGCTATCTTGCTGATAGTGTCTGATGTTTTCATAATTCCCTCTATTTGTAGTTGGTAAAACTGGTACGTCATCTTGATCTACTGGACTTCCTGCTGACTCCCATAAATCCATAAACCAATCTTTTGATCTGCTCATAATCTCACCGCCTTGTACAACGATTTAATCGCGCCGAACCCCATGCTGCGATAGGCGCGGTAATAGAAATAAATCCAATGCAGCCTGTTATGTATGCTCATTTAACCGCCTCTAAGTTCAGCATTCGATTAGCAGCTTCTATCTGAGCATGTAATGCCGCTTTTTTCTCTGATTTCGCTTGTGCGATTGCTTCGCGCTCGACCTGCGCTGACTTCTGCTCGTCCTCCATGCCATCGTCATATGCAAACAAGCACAACACGCCAAAGACGATCATTCCGCACAATATCCAGTCTGCTAATTTGTTCATAATGTCTCCTGTTAAATTAATTGTTGGTGGCCGGGCTACTTTCATTCTCACGATTTACCCCTCATCGACTGCGAGCAGGATTTACGGGATCGGGACTAACCGGCCAAATCCAGTCATGCGGTACCAACACATAAGCGGGTGGGCTATAAATTCCCACCGGTTTCCGGTTCAGGCTCATTCGTCCCTTACCGCTAGCCACATCCTGTAATTAGCAGGGTAGTGTCATGGTCGCGCCATGCCGCCGCTTATGTGTTGGTGCTGTGTCGATCCCAGCTACGACCACCTTGCGGTGCTTCCGACTCTCACGGGTTGCCTGTAAAGCGGGCTCGCTATCTAACTTTCGGCGTTCATAACCGCACTGCCTGACGGGCTGCTTTAACCTGCAGCTCGGGAACTACCGGTATTAACGTGCATTCAGTCCTGAATAAGTCCTGCTGTATTTAATCTGGTCATCTTCGGTTCCAAACATTTCGATGTGCAGCAACTCGGCGGCATCTTCTGCGCTGGCTTCCATGAGCTTAATTTCGCTCTTGATGTCCTTGCCAACGTCAGAGCCAGAGTTCAGTGCATCGGCGATTACTTTGTAGATATGCGCTTGGTCGCCGTTGAACAATTCGATGATGTCTTGCGCGGTGTATTTGCGAGTAGCTTTGATCATGTCTTTGCTCCGGTTCGTTTGTGTTTGCTGCTTCAGTGATACGAATAATAGCAACGGTAGAAAATGAAAGCAACTGTTATTTTAACTTATTGTGGTTTATTTCGTTCAATTGTCTAAATTGTTAGAAATTACAGGCGTAAAAAATGCCCTAAACAGGGCATATTCACAGGTAATTATTCATGCTATGTGCTTGACTTGAAACATAAAATCAATAAATTTATTTGTTGCCGTGCGGAATTAATGTGGTAATATATTTGTGTCGTTACAAATCGTAACGGTTGGGCATAAACGCCTATTTCTAACGACCAACCACGCCAAATCATGTCAAAAAGAAAAAAAGAATGGAAGTCGCACTTGTTGGTTATGTGTCAGGTCATGCCTGAACATATTAGGGAAGCTTTTATAAATGAGGTGTATCTATCCCTGTTTACTCTGAGTGAGCAAGGGCATTTATGCTTTGAACCGTTTCAGTGTGTCCGGTGGCAAGACCAGATTCTAAAATCAATCTTGCTCATGTCAGCAGAATGCAGAAGTGAGGTGATGGACTGGGCTGGGGCGCTGCGTGACGAATTAATTTCAAAGGGTATTATTGACCCATTGTTTTCTTACGCTTCGCTGTTGCACCAGGCGAACCCTTACGATATGGCAAACTCTCACCAGTTGCCGCCGAATGTTTTTCATTAATCTGATCGACAGATAAGGTGTAATGCTTCGCAACAACTGCAACCGGATCGGCTTGCGGCATCTGCTGACCATAATTTACTGGCTTGGCCTTATCCTGGCCGGTCTGTGAATTTGAATTTGCGTTGTGCGCGTCAATCGCATCATAGACAGCCAGCAATACTCTTTTCTTTCCTCGTGGGTCAAGTCCTTCAAACAATGACAGCAGCTCTTTTGTGTCGCTGTCAGTTGGTGTCGCTGCGTTGCCGCGAACCTGTCTGACGTTCTCGGCTTCCAGCGCAAGACGTGGGCTGACATTCTCCAACGGTATATTAAAAAAATCCGCATACATCAAAGCGTTCTTCATTCCTATTGGACGAATCCCGCGCATCTGCTGATAAATAATATTGTGGTTTATTCCGTGTTCACGGGAGAATTCTGATCTATTTACGCCAGTAAATAATTTTTTCAGATTTTCTGCTTCCTCTTCTTGCGTCCAGATTTTCATAGGTAATTCATCCAATAAAAATATATTCAATACATATTGCACAGTTTGTTAGAAGTTGCTATTATCTGTTTTGTCGTAAATATCTAGCAAAATCTAACAAGGTGAAAAATGGGAAATCAAATTAAGTTTCTAAAGCAAGCGGTATTCAAGGCGCGAACACAAACAGCACTGGCACGAACAATCGGAGTTTCCCCCTGTCAGGTCAATCAATGGGTATTAGGTAACAGACCCATTCCATATCCGCACTGTCTTTCTATTGAAGAACATTACGGCATCGACAAAATGCTTCTGGTGTCGGCGCGTGATGCAGATTTAATCAACAGCTTTAAATAAATATAGCACAGGTAGATATTTTTTTTGTGTAATTTAATTAACAAAACTTTTGGCAAATAAAGCCGGGATTGTAACTATGTTCCATCCAGCAATATTGCGCAATATGTAATTTTATACAGTAGTCCTATAGGGGAAAGTCTATGAAAACGTTCATTTTCGATTTAGTTCTAACAGTGTTGTTAATTGGTGGCATCTGTCAGGTTACAAGCGGCTGGGCATGTTTCTGCCTGATAGCACTGGTAATGATTTTTGCTGCACGTTGGTATTTCTTGGGTCTTGAGCTTGGCGAATCTGAAGTGCATGACGCTGAATTGCGTTGCCCGGTTCTGACGAACTTGAAAGGCTTTTGAATATGCGAACACAGCATTCCGAAACAAAGTCGGCCAGCTTCCACGCCTTCAGTGTTCCCACTTTGGAAAAAATGGAAAAGCGAATTCTGAAAGCATTTTCTGACCGTGGCGTGACGCTGACCCGTGACGAAATTGCAGACAAGCTGAACCGAACCTTACACAAACAGGTCGGTGAAAAGAAGGTGAAAGTTTCGTCAGTATGTGGCCGCGTCAATTCGCTGGTCGCCAAGGGCGTTCTGGTGGTTCGTGGCCGTGAAAAATCAAAAGACACTGGGCGTCTGGTTGAACTTGTCGGCTTGCCGGTTACAACCCAACTTGATTTAATTGAACTCAGTAAATCTGAATGGGATTTGAAAATGGAAGGGGCTTTTTTATTATGACCAGACGCAGAGTTTTAACTGATTCACAGGTTCGTGAAATCAAGGCAGCACATCAACCAGGTAAGCGTGGCAACGGTTATGAATCGCTTGCAAAAAAATACGGTGTTGGAATTTCAACCGTTCGTGATTTATTAACCTACCGGGTGAGGTATTCAACATGAAAGTACTGATTGCATGTGAATACAGCG